AGATAAATATCCAAAAATTAGTGAAAGACAGTTAAAAAGAGCTATTCCTTTTTTAATGAAACAAGAAGGTCTTAAGTATAAACAATTAGAAGAATCTTACATCACTAGAGCAACAAAAGAAAGAAAAGAAAAAATAGACAAAGGTAGTTCTAATCTTGAAGAAGGAAGAATAAGTCAAGCTAAAACTAAACTTTTAAAAGATTTAAATTTGTCTAGAAAAATAGACCTTGCTCACCGAGTTTCTAAAACACACATGAATAGATTAGGTTTACAATTTGATACCAATCTTATGGGAATGGATTCTAGAGTTATTAACCAAGTAATTGTAAAACCTTCTGAAATAAAATTAGATAGGTTATACCGAAAACAATTTGATGTTTTTGAAAAATTAAAAAATAATCCTACAGATGCTTTAAGAACAGAGTTAAGTGATATTAATAAACAAGTTAAATCAATTGTAAAAACAACTAGTGGAAGATTAGTTGGAGTGACTATAGATCCTAATACATTAGAAACTTCGTTTGAAGGATTAAAAAAGAAATATTCACTTACTAAATTTATGGATGAAAATATCACCATGAAAGATTTAGCAAAATTTGATGCTAACTCACCAGAACAAATAAAATTTTTAACTAAACAACTACCTAAAGCTGTAAATGCGGAAATTGCAAAAGGTTTTGTTCCTAATGATTTTAAACAAATTTTATCAAATAAAAAATCTAGAGAAGCTATTTTAAAATACGCTCAGAAAAAAACTCCTGAATTAATTGGTACATTAAAAAAAGCATTTAAAAATCCTACTTCTAAAATTGCTATGAGAGTATTGACTGGTCCAATCATAGCTGTAGGTGCTTATAAATACGGAGAAAATTTTTTAAAAGGTACGGGAATTGTTGATAGAGAATATGAACAAACTGCATCAACAGCTAATGCTCCAATAGTAGAAAAAGCATTTACTACAGGAGAAAAAGCAGCAGGTGCAGCAGGTCTTACAACAGCTGCAACAATTGGATCTAAAGCAACAAAAACTGATCTACTTAAAGGTTTAAGACGTTCCGGAAAAAATCTTTTAAAAGGAATTTTTAAAGTAGGAGCATCTCCAACTATAGCAGCAGGATTTGCTGGCTCTGAACTTTTAGATTATGAAAAACCTGAAGATGCATCAGTGATTGATAGACTTAATCCAAGAAACTATAAAATTCAAGAGGATCCAAATATAAAATTAGCAGGGGCAAGTTTGTTAGCACCTGAAGTTTTAGGAGCAGTAGCATCAAAAGGTGGTCAAGGTATTTTATCTACAATCGGAAGAGCTGCTATGAATCCTTTTGGAAAAGCTGTAAGAGCATTTACACCAGTTGGATTAGCAACCATAGCTGGAGGAGCGGGATATGATGTTTATAAAGAAATAAAAAGACGACAAAAATTAACAGACGAAGAGAGATTACAAGAAGACATAGAAGCTCAAGCAAAAGATGATGAGATGATGGTCGGAGCGGCCGAAGGTGGTTTTATTGAAAACTAAACTAACAACCACAATACCTCCTAAAAAAGGACCCAACCCTCAGGGGTTGCTTATTGATTATAATACTGTTAAACCTGTAAAACTGGAGAAAATAAATGGCAGACATAGACAAGGACCTACCGAACGTAGAGCAAACGTTAAACGTTCCATCACCTGAAGAAATTGAAATTGCTGAACAAGAAAAACAGCAAGAAGTTGATGAACAAGGTAATCCTGTAGATATTACAGAGAACGAAGATGGATCAGTAGATATTAATTACGATCCTGCAATAGCATCTGTTGACGGTGGACAAAATCATTACGACAATTTAGCAGAACATTTACCAGATGATGTATTAGGACCTTTAGGTTCAACACTTTTTCAAAACTACCAAGACTATAAAAATTCTAGAAAAGAATGGGAAAGATGTTACAGAGAAGGTTTAGATTTATTAGGTTTTAAATACGATCAAAGAACAGAACCTTTTCAAGGTGCATCTGGCGCAACACATCCTGTATTAGCAGAAGCTGTTACACAATTTCAATCATTAGCTTATAAAGAATTATTACCAGCATCAGGCCCAGTTAGAACACAAGTTTTAGGAGCACCAACTCCAGAGAAAGAGCAACAATCTCAAAGAGTAAAAGATTTTATGAATTACCAAATAATGGAAAAAATGAAAGACTATGAACCTGATTTTGATTCATTATTATTTCATTTACCATTAGCAGGATCTGCTTTTAAAAAAGTATATTACGATGAAGCAACCTCAATGGCTTGCTCTAAGTTTGTTCCTGCAGATGATTTAATTGTTCCGTATACAGCTACCTCATTAGACGATGCGGAATCAATCATGCATAAAGTACAGATCTCTGAAAATGAATTAAGAAAACAACAAGTTGCAGGTTTCTATAGAGACATAGAATTAAAACCAGGACTTGTAAATGAAACTGATGTTGAAAGAAAAGAACGAGAACTTGAAGGACAAACTAAAGGCAGAGAAGAAGACGTATTTAATTTATTAGAATGTCATGTTAATTTAGATCTTGAAGGTTTCGAAGATGTTGGAGAAGACGGAGAACCAACAGGTATTAAACTTCCGTATGTTGTAACTGTAGAAGAAAATTCTAGAGAAGTATTATCAATCAAAAGAAACTACGAAGTAGGTGATCCATTAAAGAAAAAAATAGATTACTTTGTGCATTTCAAATTTTTACCAGGTTTAGGTTTTTACGGTTTTGGTCTTATCCATATGATAGGCGGACTTTCAAGAACAGCGACTTCAGCTTTAAGACAGCTTTTAGATGCAGGAACATTATCTAATTTACCAGCTGGATTTAAACAAAGAGGAATTAGAATTAGAGATGATGCACAATCTATACAACCTGGAGAGTTTAGAGACGTAGACGCACCAGGCGGAAATATTAGAGATGCATTTATGATGCTTCCTTTTAAAGAACCATCACAAACACTCTTAGCACTTATGGGCGTCGTAGTACAAGCAGGTCAAAGATTTGCTTCAATAGCAGACTTGCAAGTAGGTGAGGGTAATCAAGGAGCCGCAGTGGGTACGACAGTTGCGTTGCTTGAAAGAGGTAGCAGAACAATGTCTGCGATTCACAAAAGAATTTATGCAGCCCTAAAACAAGAATTTAAATTAATGTCTAGAGTTTTTAAGTTATATCTACCCCAAGAATATCCTTACGATGTTGTTGGTGGTCAAAGAACGATTAAACAAACTGACTTTGACGACAGAGTAGATATATTACCAGTTGCAGATCCCAATATTTTCTCACAGACACAGCGTATTTCCCTCGCACAGTCGGAACTGCAGCTGGCTCAATCTAATCCTCAAATACATAATTTGTATGAAGCATATAGAAGTATGTATGAAGCATTAGGTGTTAAAGATATTGATAAACTTTTAAAAAAACCACAAGTTCCCACACCGAAGGACCCAGCTTTAGAGCACATTGATGCTCTTGCTGGGAAACCCTTCCAAGCTTTTCCTGGTCAAGATCATAGAGCACATATGACTTCGCATTTAAATTTTATGGCAAGTAATTTAGCTAGAAACAATCCAATGATTATGGCTTCATTAGAAAAAAATTGTTTTGAACACATTTCATTAATGGCACAAGAACAAGTTGAAGTAGAATTTAGACAAGAGATGCAACAACTTATGGCAATGCAACAGAATCCACAAGCAATGCAAAATCCACAGATTCAAATGCAAATGAAAATGATATCTGAAAAGATTGAAGGAAGAAAAGCACAACTGATTGCTGATATGATGGAAGAATTTACTAAAGAAGAGAAAAAAGTTACATCTCAATTTGACAATGACCCTATTGCTAAACTAAGAGCAAGAGAATTAGACCTTCAAGCACAAGAAAATCAACGTAAAAAAGACGAAGGCGAAGAAAGAATCAATCTTGATAAGATGAGAGCAATGATGAATCAACAAAATCAGGACGAAAAGCTTGAACAAAACGAAGAATTGGCAAATTTAAGAGCTGATACGTCAATTGAGAAGACAATCTTGTCAAAAACAATTCCTAGTCCAGTAAAAAGGTGACAATTTTTTAAAAAAAGAGTAAAGTAAATAACAAAGGAGCTAATATGGCAGAAAAAAACAAAAAAGACCTTAACCAAGAAATGTTTACGAACAAAGATGGTTATGTTAAAGGTGGAATTGAAATAGAAACTACAAATCCAACTGAAACACAAGAACAAGAAGTTCAAGGTCAAGGAAAAATTTTAAAAGAGAAAAATAGAAAAGCTAAGTGGTACTAGTATGTGGTTCTCGGCAATTAAATTAGCCGTTTCTGCTGGTAGTAAAATTTACGCTAACCGTCAGAAGACGAAGATGGCAATGTCTGATGCACAGCTTATGCATGCATCTCGTATGGCTTCTGGAGAAGAAGCTTACCAAGGCAAACTATTAGAATCAAGAGATTCGGACTGGAAGGACGAGGCGGTATTGGTAATCCTCAGTTTACCTATAGCAATTTTAGCTTGGGCAGTGGTATCGGACGATCCAACTGCAATGGATAAGGTAAAACTGTTTTTCGAGATGTTTTCGGAACTTCCAAAATGGTTTACTAATTTATGGATACTTGTAGTAGCAAGTATTTATGGTATAAAGGGAACACAAATATTTAAAGGAGTAAAAAAATAATGGCAAATTCAAGATATAATACACAAACTACAAATAGACGTGGCGCCATGGGTGGTGGCATGATGAAAAGAAGCATGTATTCCAAAGGCACAAATGGTAAACCAATAAGCAAAAGTAAAAACCCTGGTCTAGTTAAACTAGCAGAAAAGAAACCTGAATTAGCTAAAAAATTTGGTTACAACGCAAAAAGAATAGTTGCTAAAAAAGGTGGAAAAATTTAATGGCAACAATTAAAAAAGTTAAACCAACACTTGGTTTAAAAAAAACTGAAGAATATAAAAAGAAGCTAAAGATTAAAAAGTTGAGAAAAAAATAATGGCTAAACTTTGTGAAAAAGGTAAATCAGCAGCTAAACGTAAATTTAAAGTTTATCCTTCTGCATATGCAAACATGTATGCATCAGGTGTATGCTCTGGTAAAATAACACCAGGTGGAAAAAAAGGCAGTCGTAAAAAAGCAGCTAGTGGTGGACACATGACACCAGGCTTAGCTAGAAGAAAAAGAGATGCGTAATTATTACTCAGAAGGTGGATTAAGAAAATGGGTGAAAGACAAATGGGTAGATATTGGAGCACCAAAGAAGGACGGCAAGTATCAACCTTGCGGAAGATCGAAGGGGAGCAAAAGAGCATACCCGAAGTGCGTACCACTTGCAAAAGCCACACGGATGTCAAGCTCGCAAAAGGCGAGTGCTGTCAAACGAAAGCGCCAAGCCCCAAACACTGGCCCTAAACCTGAAAACGTTAGAACCTTTGCTAAAGATGGCGGAGCACAATACACAGGACCAGCAATCAACTCTACATACGCAGGTAAAAAATTAAATAATTCATCTTACACAAAATATTATAAAGGAATGATCTAATGCGACAAGATTTTTCAAGAGGTACTCCTATTCCTAAAACTAAAAAAAACTACAGATCTACAAAATCTGGAGCAGGTATGACTCAGGCCGGTGTCAATGCCTATAGAAACGCAAATCCCGGTTCTAAACTAAAAACAGCTGTGACAGGAAAAGTGAAGCCTGGATCGAAAGCTGCAAATCGCAGAAAATCATACTGCGCTAGATCACTAGGACAATTAAAAAAGTCATCTGCAAAAACTAAGAACGATCCTAACTCACGTATCCGTCAAGCAAGAAGGAGATGGAAATGTTAAATGACAAAAATAAAAAGATAAAAAAAGTAATTAAGGGTTTAAAAAAAGCTTCTAAATTACACGCAGGTCAAGCTAAA